ACCCGGCCAAGCGGGCCAGCCACGTCAGGCGCAGGACATCACCGATCCGATCATCCGCAACAGCAGGTTTGCGCCACGGTACGGATTCGACAGTCAGCAGGATATTGCCACACTTGGCAGCATCATCCCGATCGTTTATGCCAACCGCGAGCTGATCAGCGGTGATTACTACGGCGGCATCAGGATCAACATGCCGATGCTGTGGAACCAAATTCTGAGTCTCGGCGGCGGCCAGATGCTGCGTGGTGTGTTCCTGTTGGGTGAAGCCACCGTCAGCAGCATCGACACAACGGGCTTTGCGATCGGCTCCAACACGTTGCAGGGCTATGTCTTCGATAGCAGCTCCGCAACGGAGCAAGGCTCCCGCGTCACTGTTTACTTCAGCCCCGACGGTGGTCGCATCGCTGGAACGGATCGTGTCCTCGGACGCACCAATGCAAACGACGACGGCAGTTCCAGCAGCTCCGATGTGTTTCAGGTGTACTGGGACGGTGATGAGCAGCAGGATTTCTGTTCATCCAACCGCCCGAGTACGCAAACCACGTTCGGGGTCTATGCACCGATCGGCAATGACCTGATGTATAAGGTCAATCCTCTGCTTCGTCCTGGGGTCAGAAGTCAAGTTAAACCCCAATCTGGGGGCGATGTACGTGTTCGCTGCCCTGCTGATTCACAGCAAATGAATCAGCGCGATAAGATCCGCGCACCCTTTACAACATTTAGCGGATTAAATAATGAATCTATTGCTGCCGATAGCGAAACAAGAACAGCCAGCGTAGGCGACACTCTTACTTACAAGATTTTTAGCGAATCGCACAAGGGTGTTGTATTTAATAACTATGACGAGCCAGGATTTGATGATGATGACGCTACAGCCAAAGATGTTGCATCTACTGTGTCTTCTCTTCAAAAAAGCTGGGACGACGCACTTGTAGAGGGCGAGCTTTACAAAATAGGGAATGCTTTGGCTATCTGTGTCTCAAGAACAGATGACCCCTTCGTTTCAGATGCGGATGTTCAAGGTGGCGCAATAGGCGTGACTGTAACAGCGACCTTTGAAGTAATACGTGCTGGTCAAGTAAAAGAGCACAAGCTGGCATATCTTACTGATACAGTCTCAGTCGAAAGTGGAGCGCTGTCCGATCTGCCTAATCGCGAGGTAGGTACGACAGGTGGGCATCTGCTTAAATACGCAACCGCTCATGTTTCAAACTCAAGACCTTGTAGCGCTGTTGAAATCGGGCTAAAATCAACTCTAGGTGCAAGAATAAATGGACTTTGCAATTTCCAAGAGGCAAAAACTTTTGAAAAAATGGACACCGCTTACTGCCAAGCATTTGAAAATGAAGACGCGGATGACATCCTAAATATCTTCAACCAAAGCGGAACAATAACTACTCCTTTTGAGCGTTACTCTTTTTTCAGGATTAAATGGCGCGAATACGGTGATGCGGCTTGGCAATATTTGAACCACACTTATGGCGCCCGCAGCGAGTCGCAGCAATCGCTTTTCAACTTCATTCGTTTCGAGTTTTCTACGGTAAATCAGCGCGAATTTATGTTTGAACCCGTTTCGGGTTTTGAGGTTCGATCTAATCTTGACGGCGGCACAAACTTATACGTGCTTGACTACAAGCTACCGCTTGTTACGCTTTCCGAGAATGGTTGCACAGTCGCTTTCAGCGGAGAACAGGTAACTCGATCCGCAGATAGCTTTAGCATAAACGAAGCCTTTGGCGTGTCTGGGTTGGATAGTCTATATCGCTATCTTAAAAGGACATCTGGCTACACACATGCAGCTAGCATAGCAACAACTTTCTCGATTGCATCCGGCGAAACTACGGCGAACGGCGTTGAACTTAGTATCACATCAAGCGACGAAGGCGACGTTAACATTCCACTGATTACAGGGCAAAGCTTCGACGTATCTGCAATAGGACAAAGATACGGCGTTGCGGCATTTGGAGGTTTTGTGATTGGCGAGACGTATGAAATTACTACTGTTGGTAATACGAACTGGGCAGCGATTGGTGGACCGGCTTTGCCTAGTGTTGGTGATACTTTCACGGCTACTGCAGATGGCACGTCAGAAGTTGGAACAACAGGAGAGGCAACGGGGACTTACACCGTCACAGTTAACGGCTCGCTAACGCGAACATCGGGACTTCCGTCCGATAATTCAGCGTTTACTTTTGTTGCTGATTCATCAATGCCGGAAACGACAACATTCCTCGTTGGCACCAATATAACAGTCGATGGCGACAGCGAATACCAGATATACAAAGGACTGCCTAAAACTGATACCAACACTTACATCGACGACTATGCAAAGCTGGCTGAAACTTTCGTCTACTCCGAGATTTCGACCACTGCTGAGGGCGGCCCCGAGCATGAGATCGTCTATGTCAACGAGATCGTTCCGAACGAGACCGTGCCGTTGTATGACGACCTAGCCCTAGTCGGCATCAACATCCGTTCATCAGCGGAATGGCAGCAGTTCGCGCAGTTCTCCAGCTACGTCACAGGTGGCAAAGAATGCACGCGAATGCTTGGCGGCTCCGGCGCAACTCATCTGTTCCCGGATGTGCTGTATGACCTGATGACAAATACCCGCTACGGCGCTGGTACGTTTATCAAGTCCTACATGATTGACACCACGGAGTTCGCAACTGCAGCGCAGTGGTGCCAAGATCGCAAGTACTTCTACGATGCCGCCGTCGCAGAACCGATCAACATCAGACAATGGGCAGCGGATCTGGCAGCAACACATCTGCTGCAGTTCGGTGAGATCGACGGCAAGTATTTCCTGAGGCCCGCGATCTCGTTCTCTGCTGTATCGATCGCTGGCCTGTTCACCGCAGGCAACATTGCAGAGGGCAGCTTCCAGCTTCAATACTTCGATCCCGAGGACCGCGATCCAATCCAAGTCTCCGTTCGTTACCGCGAAGAGCGCCCCAGCAACGACCTGACCAGTCCAGGGCTGTTTCCGGTGGTGCGTGAAGTGCTAGTACGTGAAGCCACCGGATCCGAAACTGATCCGACCGAGCAATTTGATATGAGCGAATACTGCACCAGCCGGGCTCATGCGATCGATGCCGCCAAATTCCTGATCAGGATGCGCCGCATCCCAACGCACACGATTTCGTTCAAGACCACGCATGACGGCTTGACCGCAGGCTTGGCGCCTGGTGATTACATCAAAGTCGCCATGGATGAAACCGAGTACGACCAGTTCAACAACGGCGTCGTTACACCCGAAGGTGCATTGGTCAGCACAAAACCCTTGGCCAACGGCAGCTACGACGTGATTGCTTGGGACGGAACCGAAGGCACACCACCTGCCGACATGACGTTAAGTGTCAGCGGTAAAACTGCCCGACCTGTTGGCATCGTCTTCACCGTCAAGCTACCCAGTACACAAGTTCGCGTGTATCAGGTGGAGCGCATCACGCCAGACGACGAGGGCACATTTACAATAGAAGCAATGCACATGCCCGTAAACGATTCCGGCATCTTGGAAGTTGCCGATGGCTTCGACACTGCCGGTAACTGGACGATCCAAGACTGATGGCCACCACATTCCCGAGTATTGAGCCAACATCACGGAGTTTTACGGCACCATCGTGGCAAACCACCACGCAAACATCTCAATCTGGCGTTATCACGCGCAGATTATGGGGCAGCCGCCCAAGCCGCGCCACGTTAGCGCTGCAATTCAATAACATCAGCGATGCAAACGTATCTGCAATCCTCAGCGCATATAACACCGCAAAGGGTTCAGTTGACAGCCTGACGCTGCCAAGCATCCTATTCAACGGCGCCGATACCACGCTGACCACATGGCTTGATGCAAGCGCAACAGGCGCTGGTCTGCTTTGGTGCTTCACTGAAGGCTCCACGCCTCAAGTCGAAAGCGTCGCACCAGGCAGATCCAATGTAACTGTCAGCTTGACCGCTGAGCTTAGAATGAGCTAAAGGATACACGTCATGGCGATTAAAACCTCTGCTACGGCTGAGTTACGGTTCAACGGCACCGCAATCGCCAAGGTGCGTGATGTCACGCTGAACATCAACCGCGATGCGCTGGATACCACCGGCATCGGCCAAGCTGATCGCACCTATGAATACGGCATCCGCAGCACCAGCGGAAGCGGCACGTTGCTGTACGACGACACCAATACCGCAACCCGCGACATCATGAACCGCATTTTGAGTGATGCCGGTGACGAGTCTCGAATCACGCTCGTGCTCGACGGCAGCAGTGCGCTTGGCACCATCAGCGGTGATGTAGTGCTAACTCAGGTTGGTGTTGGCGTCAGCGTTGGTGATCTGGTCAGTGTTCCTGTTTCCTTTACCGTCAGCGGCAAGCCCAGCGGTAACTTCTAATGGCAGTCCTCGGCAGCGGCGGCATCCTTGAAATCAGCCGGGAAATCCCGGACGCGATGGCGCTGACTGTTGCGAGGCTCAATGCTGACAGCATCTCACTTGCCAATCAGGCTTACTGGGCCGGTGATCGCATCATCATCGCTGCTGCTGGTGGTGTTCCATTTGATGTCAACGGTGACGGCTACGCTGACTGCCCCGATGGCCACGGCTTTTATCGTGGTTCGGCTTGGGATCTTGGTCCGGCGTTGGCTTTCTATGTCGGCGGCCTGACGGATGGTGCACCGTTTTACGATCAGTTCACGTCATTTGACACACTTATTACCCAGGCTGGTGACACGCTAATCACGCAATCTGGCGATACGCTGATCGGGCTTAACGGCAGCGAGGATAACAACGATCGATATAACACCACAGCAACCACTGGTTTAACCACACAGATCGATGGCTACATGAGCCGCGATGTGCTGGATCGCATCAAGCTGTGGACCACCGAGGGCGCCGCGCATTCTGAGACTGGCACGGAAAAACCGCTGGTCAACGTCAAGCCGTCAAATTTCATCATCGCGCATTACGACAATGACGCGAGCTACACCAGCGCAATCGATACTGCAGCCAACTCGATCCAGCCGCTGACGCTGCCTGATTCTGAGCAGCGCCTCGAATCGGTCATCACGCTGCCCGCTGGCTTCAGCGTTGTGTGCGAAAACCGCGACTGGAAGCTGCAATGCGACCTTGAGGAATGGGTGATGAGCATTGACGCCAGCAACCTCGATACCACCGCGATCGGTGAAACCTTCGGTGAGCACGTCAAATCACTGGTACGTGGCGCTGGCAGCCTGCAGTTCTTAGCTGAGCACAGCTACGTCGATACCGAGCAAGATGGCCTTGCGCTGCTGCGGCTGGTACTGCTGACGCAGAATCAGTGCAACACCCGAGCCCGTTTCTATCTCTACAAAGACCGCTCGGCGCCGTCACCACGGATCGATGGATCCGTCTACTACGAGTGCGACATCCTGCTAACCAACACCCGCCTGAATACCCGCGCAACTGAAATCATCGCTGGTACGGCTGACTTCGTTGCTACATCAGAGATCAAGCTCAAAGTAGCAACCTGATTTCTGCGGTGCTACGATGATTCCATGTAGTGCCAAAGTAGCGTGGCGAGTCTGGAATTTGCCGGTGACAGTGGCTCACTGAGCGACATCAACGCAACCCAAGGTGAGTTCCGCAGCCAGATCGCC